TAAAGAACAAAGGTGAGGGTGCTATGACAATAGGACAAGTAGCTGAAAAGTTTGGAGGTAGGGGCGGATTGACTGATGCATATAATTTCGCAATGAAAGATTTATCAGCAGCAATATCAGCACTATCCGAACCCCAACGTAAGAAGGTTTTTAAGGATGGTGCATGTTTTATGAATTTGGAAGTAATATATCCAACATCAGTAAACGTAATCCCATACAACCAACCCCTATTAGTATTTCATGGTACGTTTGAATATGATAGAGAGGGTGTTATAGTAGGCGAGAATCAAGAAGCTGCAAAAGTATTAGGTGGAATGATTAAGCAAGTAAATGCACATGTTCAATCCAAATATACAATTCAGGGACCTCCAATGCAAAAATTACCTAAATCGGAAGACCTTTATAAATTGCAAGGAAAGTATTTGGGAATGATAACTAAATTACAATCTGAATTTGCATTAAATGATAAATCGGGAGTAGCTGATTATCATCAAGCTTGGTGGACAAACTTTGTAAATAAAGGTGCAAAGAGTTTGGATGCACAGCAAAAAATAGGATTAGTTAAAAGATGGGCTTTTGGTGATAAGAGTTTCCGTATAGCAGATATAAAAGACCCTAAGATACAAAAATGGGCAGATACAACCGATAAGAATGACCAAGCTAAAATATCAAAACAAAATCTAATGAGATTTGAGGAAATATTTTTAGGAGTTGGTGCAGACGTTTTATCATTTATGGATTCGGTATTGACAGCAAATCCAAAACAGGCTACTAAACAAATGTTAGCTCGTTTGGAAAGTACAATAGCAGATGTTAAAGCAAGTGGTGACCCTAAAAAGATTGCAAAACTTAAATTAGAATTGAGTAGAATGCAAGCATTGGGTGGATTTGATAAAATTGTACCAAATGAGGGCTTGGTATTCGTATATGGCGGTAACACTTACAAATTAACAGGTGCATTCGCACCCCTAAATCAAATTTTAGGTATTTTCTTCGCAAAATAATCGTTTTCTTAATTTTGATATACTTATATATACAAATATATCGTATATAGTATGGCAAAGGAATTCAATAAAAAGTTTATGCACCCAACACGTAGAAAGTTGGTTGATATGGTTTTGACGGGTGGGGAATATCAAAAGGAAACACAAATTTCATTCTCCGGAGCAGACAAAAAAAAGATAAAAAGAGAAGTTGGTGATAAGTGGACTGATGATAATGGTAAGTCTTATGAACAATTAGAAGCTGGTAAAATAGAAATATCTGAATTGGGTGATACTATGGCAGAAGTTAGAGCTTACTTAGATAAGTTAAACACTTGTAAATCGGATAGTTGTAAAACAATCAAAGTAGGTAGAGTTGATAAAAAATTAATATCTAAAACTGGATATTGTTTACATTGTCTTACTATAAAAGAATCTCAAATTAAATTAGATGGATTGTGGGAAGCCTATGAGGATTATAAAATATATTCTAATATGATTGGATATGGTAACGATGTATTATCTCAATTCAAACAAGCTTATAGAGATGCAAAGCAAACCTATGAAGTAGTTCAAGAAGATGGCAAGATTGAAACTTGGAGTATGGAGAGGGATGTGGAAGAACTTAAAGCAGAAATTCTTTTGGATATTGTTAAGTTTGAAGGTGAAATTGAACAAGCTACTAAATTAAGAAATGAGGCTTACGATAAATTAAAAGATAAAAATTACGATTTAGTAAGGCCTCTTAAAGATTAATATGAGTACTGGTATAACACAAAAGAAATCTTTAAAAGAGATTATTGCAGAAGAATACAAAAAATGTGCGGTAGACCCAATACATTTTATGAAGAAGTATTGTATGATTCAACATCCTGTTAGAGGTAAGATACCATTTCAATTATTCCCATTTCAGGAAAAGACTTTAACACAATTTAAAGATAATAGATTTAACGTAGTTCTAAAATCAAGACAAACTGGTATCTCAACACTTTGTGCTGGGTTTTCACTTTGGAAGATGATATTCAATACGGATTTTAATGTGTTGGTAATTGCAACAAAGCAAGAAGTGGCAAAGAACTTAGTAACTAAAGTTAGAGTAATGCATGATTTGCTTCCAACATGGCTTAAAGGTGGGTCTATGGAAGATAACAAACTTTCCCTTCGTTTACAAAATGGTTCTCAAATTAAGGCTATTGCTTCATCTCCTGATGCAGGACGTTCTGAAGCATTATCACTTCTTATATTTGATGAGGCAGCTTTCATTGATGATATTGATGAGATTTGGGTATCGGCTCAATCAACCTTATCAACGGGTGGTAGTTGTATAGCATTATCTACTCCGAATGGTGTGGGTAATTGGTTTCATCAAACTTGGTTAGGTGCGGAAGAAAGTACAAATCCATTTAATACAATCAGATTACATTGGACAGTTCATCCTGAAAGAGACCAAAAATGGAGAGATGAACAAGAGAAGCTATTAGGTACAAAGAAAGCAGCACAAGAATGTGATTGTGATTTTATATCTTCTGGTGAAACTGTAATTGAACCTGAATTATTAATGTTTTATAAAGAAACATATGTAATACCACCAGTTGAGAAAGGTGGGTTTGATGGAAATCTTTGGAAATGGGAGCATGCTGATTATTCTAAATCGTATATGGTAGTGGCCGATGTGGCTAGAGGAGATGGTGCCGATTATTCTACTTGTCATGTAATTGATATTGTGAATTCCGTACAGGTTGCAGAATATAGAGGTAAGGTGGACACTAAAGATTTTGGAAACTTTTTAGTAGCACTTTCAACAGAATATAATGATGCATTACTTGTAATAGAGAACGCAAATATTGGTTGGGCAACAATTCAGCAAGTAATTGATAGAGGATATAAAAACTTATTCTATATGAGTAAGGATTTAAAATACATTGATATACAACATCAAATGACAAATAGATATAGAAGTGAAGAAAAGGGATTAGTAGCTGGGTTTTCAACAACTTCTAAGACTAGACCTTTAATCATATCTAAATTAACTGATTACTTTAGAGAGAAATCAATTATAATTCGTTCATCTCGTTTAATAGATGAATTATTTACGTTTATTTATATGAATGGTAGAGCTGAAGCAATGAAAGGTTATAACGATGACTTAGTTATGGCTATATCAATTGGATTATGGGTTAGAGATACCGCACTTCGTTTAAGACAAGAGGGTATTGATTTAACCAAACAAGCGGTAAGTGGTATAACATCAAATACATCTCAAGGGATTTATGGTGGTAATGATACAATGAATGATAACCCTTGGAAAATGAGAGTTGGGGATGATTTTGAGGATTTATCCCAATGGTTGTAGTGTTTTGATATTTTACGATATTTATGTTATATAATGTCAAAATAGAAAACTGATAAAATAAATTATGGCAGAACAAGAATTAGATGACAGTAAAAGTTTTTTTGGTAGACTAAAGAAATTATTTTCAACAAATGCTATTGTTACCGTTGACAAAGATGGTAAGCGTAGAGTTGTTGATACGGATGAGAAGCAAATGAGTACGAACTTTGTAAATCTTAGAGATAGATATACAAAATTACAAAGGTCATATTACGAAACCAATCAGGGTGCACAATCAATGGCATACCATCAGGTTCGTAGAGAATTATTCAGAGATTATGATGCTATGGATAATGACCCAATTATAGCATCTGCATTAGATATATATTCGGATGAATCTACAACAAAGAATGAATATGGTGATATATTAGCAATCAAATCATCAAACGAAAATGTAAGTGCTATACTACATAACCTATTTTATGATATTATAAACATAGAATTTAATCTTTGGCCTTGGACTAGAAACTTAGTAAAATATGGTGACTTCTTTTTAGCATTAGAAATGGCAGAAGGTAAGGGTATTATTAATGTAACTCCATACTCTGTATATAATACGGAAAGATTGGAAGGTACTGACCCAATGAATCAAAACTATGTTAAGTTTAAAGTTGAATTAGATAGATTTGGTAAAAAGGAATATGAGAACTATGAAATAGCTCACTTCCGTTTACTATCAGATACAAACTTTCTACCATATGGTAAGGCTATGATTGAGAACGGCCGTAGAGTTTGGAAACAATTACAATTAATGGAAGATGCGATGTTAATCCATCGTATTATGAGAGCACCTGAAAAAAGAATATTCAAAATTGATATTGGTAATATTAATCCTAATGAAGTAGATAACTACATGCAAAAGATTATTAACAAAATGAAGAAAACTCCATTTGTTGATAAAAATACAGGTGATTATAATTTAAAATACAATATCCAAAACCTTACGGAAGATTTCTTCTTACCGGTTAGAGGTGGAGATAGTGGTACTTCAATTGACAACCTATCTGGATTAGAATATTCAGCAGTTGAGGATATTGATTACTTAAAAGCTAAATTATTTGCAGCACTTAAAATACCTAAAGCATTTTTG